ATTTTCTGCTTATGAAACAGGAATTAAAAAACCCTCGATTGGTACAAAATTCACGCTAAACGGTAATAAAAACGAAAACTTTAAAAAGTATGAAGATGCTTTTGATGATTCACCAACAAATTCTTTTATAATTAAAACAATTGTTAATTATATTGTTGGTGATGGGTTAGTCGATAAAAGTGGAGTTATCAATCCACATGAATATATTAGTAAACAAGATTTAAGACTAATATGCCATGACTTTAAATTACATGGCTCAGCATTCCCGCAAATAATAAACTTTCAACAAAAACCAATTAAAGTAAAACATACGCCAGTTTATAGAGTTGGTTTAAATATTGATATAGATCCTGTTTCTAATCATTATATGGATGTTGACGGTTATTGGTGGAGTTGGGATTTTAACGAATATCATAAATATATTCCAAAGTTTGTGCCAAAGTTTGAAACACAAGAGAATGAAAATCCTTTTGAAATACTACATATTAAACAAATAAGCTCACAACCTTATTTTCCATATCCTGACTGGTTCAGCGGTTTAAAAAGTGCAAAGATTGAAAGTGCATTAATAGATGATGCAGTTAATCATGTGTTAAGAGGCTTTCAAGGAAAGACCGTTATTAATATTAATAACGGTGCGATGATGACAGAGCCTGAAAAAGATGTTATAAAAGAAAAAATAAAACAAGATTGGACTGGAACTGAAAATTCAGACGGTGTAACTATTTCAATTAACGATTCGATAGAGGAAGCCATTGTAGTTGATACGATTGAGCCAAGAGGAAGAAACGATCAATTCGTAACTTATGATGAAGTTGCTGAAATTAAATTAATGGCAGCACACTCAGCTATGAATATTTTATTTCAAAGACCTGGATCAAGTGGATTTTCAAATAATGCAGATGAAATAGCGACGGCAACTGATTCTTTATACTTAGGCGTTATAAATCCAATGCGTGAAATAATACTTGACGAATTAAGTAAGGTATTTAAAAAAATAGATGCTAGATGTGATTTAGATTTTGTTAACTTTGGACAAGAAAATGCTATAAGCTCAGAAGGTTCAGATAAACCAGTACAACAATTAAACGTAGATGCTCCAGCAGATGAAGTAATTATATTAGATCAGGCTACTTTAGATGCACAAGCACAATTAAAGGGTAGTGTTGGAGGAGTTAATGCTTTACTAGCAATACAAGACAGTTATAGTCAAGGATTAACAACTAGAGATAGTGCGATTGCGATGTTAGATTTAATTTTTGGATACAATCAAGCACAAGCAGAAAAACTTTTAGGAGAACCAAAAGAAATAACACCAACTATAAATGAATAAACTACTTATAACAATACAAGATATCGCTAAATTAAGCGGTTTTGATGGGAATATTGATAATGATTCGATAAACCCTTTTATATTCATGGCTCAAATTAATGATATAAAAAGAATTTTAGGAGATACTTTATATTTAAAGATAGTATCAGACTTTGATAACGATGTTTTAACGGGTGATTATTTAGATATTTACAATAATTACATCTCAATCATTCAAAGCTATTACACTTGCTCTTATTACTTACAGTTAGGAGTTGCAAAGGTTTCTCAAAATGGAGCTTATTTAGTTACTCCAGAAAAAACTGAACAAATCTTTGATGATAAAACTGATAAGATGGCAGATAAATACGAAAAATTAGGCGTATCTTTAGAGTTGAAATTGATTGAAGTTTTAGACGGTTTGAATTTACCCGAAAGACCAACACCAAGTGATATAAATGCAAAGAGTAATTTTAATTGGATAAGAGTTAAATAATATGGCACAACAAAATATAAATGTGGGTTTAGTTCCCAATGATGGAACAGGTGATAACTTAAGGGATTCGCAAATAAAAGCGAACAGTAACTTTACAGAATTATATACTAACAAAGTAGATAAAGTATCAGGCAAAGACTTAAGTTCAAATGATTATACTGATGCAGAAAAAACAAAGCTACAAGGAATTGAAGATGGAGCGCAAGTGAATGTACCTACTTTATGGACTGATATTATAGGAGCTCCGCCTAGTACATACGCTAGTGTTGGGTATTTTCAGCATAACGATTTAGCAACACAAACAACGCCAATTTCAATTACCGCTGGAGTTGAAACAAAATTAACAAATGATACTTTAGGCGCTTATACAAATTTAACACAAGCACCTTATACAGTAAGTGATGATTGGGATCCATTAACTAACTCATTTGATTTTAGTCAGATGAACGTTGGAGATACTATTGATTTAAGGGTTAATTTATCATTAACAACTACGAATACGAATACGAATTATAAAATTATTTTAAGAGTTGGTGAAGGTACTGCTTTTGAATATGATATAGATGTTTTCTCAGGAGATAGGAAGCTGGCAGAAACAGACATGCCAATAATTGGAGATATAGGTTTTTCTTTAGATTACCAAGAGCATATCGACAATCCAGCTAGTTTATGTATTATATGTGATAAAAACGCTAGTGTAAAAGTAATTGGTTGGTATAGCAGAGTTTTATTAAAAAATATAAACCTAGTTAATTTTGACGATTCAAACTTAAAAAGAAAAACAGAAAGTTTAAAATATACAGATAACCTATTAACTGGATCAGAATCTTTAATTGAATTACAACCTGATGGAAGCTCTTATTATGAGTTTACAAATAGTGGTTTGGTTTCTATAAAAGGATTTTCATTTAGTTTGTTAGATGTAGCACCTAGCCCGCAATATCCTTATGAAGGTAAAGATTTTATAATTAAAAATTCAACAGGTGTAGATATAACACTTAAGGAAAATATAATATCTGGAACAGAAATACCTTTTAAATTAAAAGGAAGTGCAGACGTAGTTGTTTCTAATGGTGAGGCTGTATGGTTTAAAACGGTTAATGGAATAGTTGAGGCTGAGGAAATAATGAGAAGTTTTGGCTCAGAAACACCACAAAACTTGCAAAGTGTTATAGATACGGGCGGTTATTGGGAAAGCACAGATGGAGAGAGTTATGTTGAATTAGAGCAAGATTATGCTGATTTAATGTATCAAGATGTTGCAGAGCAAACATATTCTAACCTTACAATGCAAAAGGATGGAAACTCTAGTTTTGTTTCTAGGTTTAAAACCGCATTAAAACTTTTAGAATCTGCAATTATAAATAACTCTGGAGGTTTTAAAATAATAGGTCAAATAAATGACTTATTAAGTATTGTTATAAGAAAAAATGTTATTAACTTCTTAGAGTCAGGCTTAAAAATATCATCACGTTCAGATGGTAGCGAAACTGGTGTTATACACAGCCACGATACTTTAACAGTTAACCGTACAAGAGCAGAGCAAGACAAAGATGGTGTATATGCATTAACTAGTGATTTAACTGATTTAACATTAGAACAAGTTAGGCAAAATGGCAATTTAATTGAAGGGGATATAATTTTAGAAGATGGAGTTTCTATACTGCCAAAAGAAGGTGGTGGTAGTTATTTTTTAGGCGATGTTGAAAAAGGTGCTATTGGTGTGAGTGTTTCTGGCTCATTAGATGTTAGAGCAGATTTAAGCGTAAACCCAGATTTTAAAGGGTTTACAGGAGCAGAAGATTACTCAGCAAACTACGATGATAAAACCTACGTTCAAAAGAAATGGGTAGATGATAATTTTGCGAGTAAAAGCATAATATCAGAAGTTAAGACAAAATCAGTAGTACACACAGGTGCAACTATTGAAACTTATTTGCGTTCAATTAAAATACCAGCAGATACATTGACTGCTAATGAATTGTTACAATTGAACTATCTTGCATTAAAAACTGGTGCTGGAAATAGTTTTACAAGGATAAGACTTAATCAATCAGCAACTCCTTCAGGTGTTCAATTATCTGCTTATATAAATGCGTCATCATGGCGCCCTATATCTAGGAGGCTTTTAGTTCAGGATGGTTTTATTTATACTTACGGTACGTCAGCGCTTAATGATAATGAGGTTGGTCCGTTTGGCTCAACTCCATTCGACCATACTGTTGATAATTGGATTCATTTATCAGAAGCCTTAACTACAACGACAGATACTATATATATTGCTAATTCTAAATTAACAAAATAATGCAAGAAAAATTAATAGCCTTACTACCTAAGTGGTT